CTCCAAAGCTGACGCAAAGGCAAAAGCTCAAGCTATATCCGCAAGGAACAAAGCAAAGGCTAAAAGCAGATGACATACTTAGAACTTGTAAACGATGTCCTTGTAAGGTTGCGTGAAACAACTGTTTCCACTGTTGCAGAAACATCTTATTCCTCCCTTATTGGCAAGTTTGTCAATGATGCAAAGCGTCAGGTTGAAGATGCTTTTGCTTGGAATGTCCTTGGCACAACAATCACTTTATCAACAAATTCAAGTACATACTCTTATGCCCTGACAGGTTCGGGTCAGAAGTTCCAAGTACTTGATGCATTGAACGTCACTAGCAACTTACGCATGAGAAATGTGGACTTTGCTACGATGAATCGTTATCAGAACTTCTCTACCCCTGTTAACGGCATCCCCGCCTACTATGCTTTTGATGGTGTTGATGGTAGTTACGACACCAAAGTAACGATCTATCCTCGTCCTGATGGCGTGTATAGCATTCCATTTAGCCTGACAGTGCCACAAGCCACCTTGTCTAGCGACTCTACTGTTGTGCTTGTTCCTGATGTTTTGATCGTCCAGAATGCTTATGCTCGTGCATTGGTTGAGCGTGGTGAAGATGGTGGTTTGTCATCATCTGAGGCTTATTCCTTGTACAAGGCTATGTTGTCTGACTACATTGCATTGGAAGGTACTCGCTATCCTGAGAATCAGGAGTTTGTTCCAGTATGAGCCAAGCAATTCAAACATTCAGCATTTCAGCCCCAGGATTTTACGGGCTAAACACGCAAGACTCTCCTCTTGATCTTGCGGCTGGATATGCTTTGGTTGCAACCAACTGCATCATTGACCAGTATGGACGTATTGGTTCACGCAAGGGTTGGGCTAGAGTTAATTCTTCTTCTGGAAACCTTGGCGCAAATGACGTTAATGTTATCCATGAGTTAGTTGTTGCTGACGGTACATACACTGTATTGTTTGCTGGCAACAACAAGATATTTAAACTTGGTGCTAGTAATGTTGTGACTGAGTTGACGTATGGGGGGGGTGGTACTGCTCCTACCATTACTGCAAGTAACTGGCAGTGTGCCTCCTTGAATGGCATCACATACTTCTTCCAGTCTGGTCACAATCCTTTGATCTATGACCCTGCTGTAAGCACTACTACATACCGTAGAGTGTCTGAGAAGACTGGTTATCAAGCTACTGTGCCTGATGCAGATATTTGCATTTCAGCTTTTGGTCGCTTGTGGGCGGCAACAACAATAGCAAACAACGCTACTGTCTACTTCAGTGACTTGATCTCAGGTCATGTTTGGTCTACAGGCACTGCTGGCTCGTTGAACGTCAACAATGTTTGGGTGAATGGCGCTGACCAGATCACTGGTTTAGCTGCTCATAACGGCTTTTTGTTCATCTTCGGCAAGCGTCAAATCTTGGTTTATCAGGGTGCTACTTCTCCTTCTACTATGTCATTGAGTGACACTGTTGAGGGTATTGGTTGCATTGCTAGAGACAGTATTCAAACTACAAGCACTGATGTGTTGTTCTTGTCAAACTCTGGTGTCAGATCGTTGATGAGAACTATCCAAGAGAAGTCTGCTCCAGAACGTGACTTGTCTAAGAACATCCGCAATGACTTGATGGATGTTATTGCTGGTGAGACATTGGCTAACGTAAAGTCAGTTTATTCAGAGCGTGAGGCTTTTTACCTTTTGACAACACCTAGCATTGATGGTGTTTGGTGCTTTGATACAAAGTCTTATCTTCCTGATGGTGCTGCTAGGGTAACAACTTGGGACGCTATTGCTCCAAAGTCTTTCTTGTCTCGTAGAGATGGTACTTTGTATATTGGCAAGAATGGATATATTGGTTTGTATAGCACTTACCAAGATTACCAGACAGCATATCGGATGTTGTACTACACCAATCATGCTGACCTTGGAAACCAGAATCAAACTTCAATTCTGAAGAAGTTGTCAATTGTTGTGATTGGCGGTACTAATCAGACAGTGACATTCAAGTGGGGATTTGACTTCAAAACAAACTACTTGTCTGATAACGACACTATTCCTACCCAAGGTGAGTCTTACTATGGTATTGCTGAGTATGGCGCTAATGCTTCAGTGATTGCTCAGTACACAGATGGCGTTGCCTTGCAAACACTGGTTGTTTCAGCAACAGGTACAGGTAAGGTTGTTCAGACAGGATATGAATCAGACATTAATGGAACGCCATTGTCTATTCAGAAGATTGAGATTCAAGCCAAACAAGGCAAGATAAGTTAAAGGAAGACCATGACAAACTACACCAAGAGTACGAATTTCGCCACTAAAGACAATTTATCTTCTGGCAATCCTTTAAAGATTGTCAAGGGTACTGAGATTGACACTGAGTTCAACAATATCCAGACTGCTATTGCAAGCAAGGCTGATTTGGTTAGCCCGTCGCTTGTAACTCCAGCATTAGGAACTCCAGCAAGCGGAGTAATGACGAATGTTACTGGCTTACCTTTGACTACTGGAGTAACTGGTACTTTACCTGTTGCAAATGGTGGTACGGGCGTAACAGCTTCAACTGGTTCTGGCAACAATGTTTTATCTACAAGCCCTACTCTAGTCACTCCAGTTTTAGGTACACCAACTTCAGCTACTTTAACTAATGCTACTGGCTTACCACTTACAACAGGAGTAACTGGAACTTTACCAGTTGCTAATGGAGGTACAGGGGTTACTTCGTCTACTGGCACAGGAAGCAATGTTCTATCAGCTAGTCCTACGCTTACGGGTACTGTAACGATTGCAACTGCAAATATTTCAGCGGGTACTATTACAGGTATAACTGATTTGGCGGTTGCTGATGGTGGTACGGGTGCTTCTACTGCGGCTAATGCAAGGACTAATCTTGGCTTGGTTATTGGGACAAACGTACAAGCATGGGATGCCGACCTTGATACTTGGGCAACAAAGACAGCCCCAAGTGGAACTGTTGTTGGTACTTCAGACAGTCAAACATTGACAAACAAAACTATTGATGGATCTCAGTTGGTTTCATCAAGTGTTGCATTTGCAAAACTATTATCGACTGATTGGTCAAGTTCACAAAGTACAAATGGTTACCAGAAATTACCATCTGGGTTATATGTTCAATGGGGTACTTTTGCGCTTATTACCTCTGGTGCTGCAATAAATTTCCCAATTGCATTTCCAAACTCTTGTTTTTGTGTTGTTGGTGTAGCTAAAGGCGCATCTTCTCCGTCAGCAAACAACATAATTGTTTTAAATATTTTGAGTGCTTCTCAATTTACAGGTTATGCAGATGCTTCAAACGATGTGTACTTCATAGCTATTGGAAATTAAGATCATGATGATGCAAGACCCAGAATTTCGCATTACTCATCACTTCAGTGATGGCCTGTACGCCAAAGAATCATTCTTTACGGCTGGTATGGCAATCATGAAGCATACGCACAACTTTAGTCATTTGTCTATTTTGGCTCATGGCAAGGTTGCTGTATTGCGTGGTACTGAGATTGACATTGTTTCTGCGCCAGCTTGCATTGAGATTCAGGCTGGAGTTACTCATGGTGTAAAAGCCATTACTGATTGTGTTTGGTTTTGCATTCATGCCACAGACGAGAAAGACCCGTCTAAAGTGGATGAGATTTTGATTAAGGGAGATTGATATGCCATTTATTATTGCTGGCGCTGGTTTACTTGGTGGATTTATGCAGGGTAAGTCTGCTGAACGAGCGGCTCGTACTGAGGCCGCAGCGCAAGAACGTGCAGCCCAATTAGCTGCTGAAGAAGCTCGTTTTCGACCTGTAGGTGTTACCACACGATTTGGTGGCTCTCAGTTCCAGTATGACCCTTCTGGTCGTGTTTCTGGTGCTTCCTACAACGTCAGTCCTGAACTGCAAGCCTATCAAAATAGATTTAGGAATTTGGCTGGCAGTGCTTTAACACAAGCAGAACAGGCGCAACAACAGTATCAACCATTATCTGCTGCCGCTTCAGGTTTGTTTGGTTTGGGTCAGCAGTATCTTAGCCAACCTGCCGATCAGCGTTTAGGTGGTATTGCAAGCCAATACTTAGGCGCTCAACCTAATTTTGGTGTTGGCGACATAGGTCAACGTTTACTTGCTCAAGGTCAAGATCAGCAGTTAGTTGACATTGCAAGACAACAGTTTGCTCCATCAGCGGGCGCTCAAGCACTTACCTCATTGGGTCAACAGTATGTTAGTCAGTCTCCTCAAGATGTTGCGGCTAGATATATGCAACAGCAACAGGATTTGCTTGCTCCTAGCCGTGAACGTCAAATGGCTCAGTTGCAGAATCAGTTGTTTCAACAAGGTCGTAGTGGATTGTCTGTAGGTGCTACAGGTGCTAGACCTAGTGGTGCGGCAGGATTGGGTGCTACTACACCTGAATTGGAGGCTTATTACAACGCTTTAGCCCAACAGGATGTAGGTTTGGCTTCTCAAGCACAACAAGCTGGTCAACAACAAGCTGCTTTTGGTGCAAACTTATTAAATCAAGGACAAGCGTTAAGTCAAGGACAGATTGGTTTTGGAACAAACATTTTGTCGCAACAGCAAGCGCAAGAAGCTCAACGTTTGGGTCTTGGCTCACAATTCACTGCCCAACAGCAAGCATTAGAGCAAGGTCGATACGGTTTTGGTGCAGACTTGTTGGCTCGTCAGCAAGCAATGGAACAAGGTCGTACAGCTTTTGGCGCAGGATTGTTTGGTACAGGTTCCAATCTATTGGGTCAATACCAAGCTGGTCAAGTTGGTGCTTTGAGCCCATTTGAGGCTTATTTCGGTCAAGAAAAAGCCCTTGAAGCCGCTGGTCAACAGCCTTTGGATATTGGCATTAACTTGGGCGCTAAAGGTCAGAGCAATGCGGCTGCACAAGCAATGCTTATGGGTGGAACTAATGCGGCTGGAACAATGGCTCAAGCAAATGCTTACAACCCATTGGCGACTGCATTGATTCAAGGCTCACAGAATCCTCAACTGATGAATGCGTTTACTTCTGGCGGTTTTGGTGGCGGTTCTGATGCCTACTTCGGAAAGAGTGGCGGTTATGGATTTGATATTCGCAAATTGTTTGGTACTTAAGGGGAACAAGTTATGGCATCAGAAATCTTAGGCTTGTTTGCAAGCCCACAACAGTATCAACAACAACAACAAGACCTTGCTCGTGCCAGAGCAATGGAGTTTGCAAGACTAGACCCTTTCCAACAAGCAAGTGCTGCTATTGGTCAAGGTGCTTATGGTTTGGCAGGTGCTATCGGCGGTGCATTGGGTGGTGTTGACCCACAGTTGCAAAAGATTACACAGCGTCAACAGTTGCTTGGAATGATTGACCCTGCTAATCCTGATTCCTATGCTCAAGCCATTCAAGCCGCATTGCAAACAGGTGACCAAGAAGCAGCTTTCTTGTTGCGTAATGAGATGATGAAAGTTAAGCAACAAACTCAAGAGCAGCAATTGAATGAACTCAAAACTCAAGATTACTTGACTCAACGTGGTCAAGGTATGCGAGCCGCTGGTCTTACTAACTTGGCTAATGAGTTGGTTGGACAAATCAAGAATCCTGATGGCACTATCAATGAGGAAGTTAAAAATAGATTGCTTTCCTTCCCTCAAGGTCGTGCGGCTATATCTGAACAAGCAAAGGTTTTGCCTGACTTGCGTAAACTTGGTGCGGCTGGTGTTCCTGAAGTCAATCCATTTGACTTGTTTGTTAATGACCCAACTATTCCAGCAGCACTTAAAACAACGGCTCAACAATACAAAAACAGTTTTAACAAGGGTATCTACAGCG